TGGCCCACAAGGCGGTACACCTGTTGTAGGTGCTGCTGGTCAAACTGGCGCGTCATTGGGAACTACTGGCTGGACTGCTGCTGCCGCATTGCGTCTTCGCGCTGGTGATACATTCACTATCGCTAACGTATTCGCAGTTAACCCACAGTCACGTCAATCTACTGGTGTATTGCAATCATTCGTTGTTCTGTCTGACTTCTCGTCTGATGGCGCGGGTGCTGGCTCTATCTCAATCGCTCCTTCGATTGTTGTGGGCGGTGCAAACGCAACTGTTGATTCTGTTCCTGCCGCAGGCGCAGCTATCACAGTTACAACTGGTACAGCTAACCAAGTAACCAAACAGTCACTTGCTTTCCATCGCGACGCTTTCACATTAGCAACTGCTGATATGATGCTTCCAGACGGAGTTCACATGGCAAAACGTGTACGTTCTAAACGCTCAGGTATCAGCCTTCGCGCAATCCAAAACTACGACATTAATACTGACCAATTCCCGCTTCGTCTGGACGTCCTTTATGGATGGGCTGCGCTGCGTCCTCAATTGGCTGTACGTGTTGAAGGTTAATAGAAAGGAAATAAAACTATGCCTGCTGTAGTAAATACTCAAGTTGGTAACATGGTATCAAACCCTAACCCGTATCCAGATGGTGCGGTTGAGGATGCGAACCCTGTAACCGTAGCGGCTGCTGGTACAACCCAAGCAACTGCAACAGCTATCACAGATGAAATCATCGTTATCAGCAATAACACTGCTGCAAATGGTGTCGTTCTTCCTGTGGCAACTGCCGGACAGAAGTTCTTTATCACTCCTGCCCTCGTAACCAACGCGCCTCTGGTTTATCCACCAGTTGGCGGCTCAATCAACTTCGGTACAGCTAACGCTGGTGTCGCGATTGCAGCCCGTAAGATGGCGATTTTCATCGCTCTCGACGGTCTTGGTAACTATGCATGTAACCTAAGCGCATAAGGAGCATAACATGACAAAGAAAACTGAAGAAAAAACACCTGAACAAGAAGCCGAACTGGCAGCTTTGGAAACAACTGTACGTCCGATTGCTCCTATCCATGCGAAAGCCGGAGCAGATCAACATACATTGTCACATAACTGGCAACCGGGTTCTCCTGCTATCGATTCTAACGTGATGAATGAGCATGGTCTTGTGTCTCCATCCATCATGGATAAGATTGATACAAAAGAGAACATTAAGGCACGCGAAGAGTCAGAAAGGGCAACTTCTTTCTATTACGAAGATGAGCCAGAAGACTGTTCAAAACGCGATGTTTCTGACCCACTGTATTGCCAGCCGGGTTCAGAGCGTCACAAGGCTTTTGTAAAGAAGTCTAAATAATGGATACGGCCAGAGACATAATTACAGAATCACTTCTTGACTTAGGTGTTCTGGCCGATGGCGAGACCCCTACCGCTATACAAGCGGCGGGGGCCTTGAAAAAGCTTAACGGTATGCTGGAATTATGGAGTCTCGACAATCTCCTTGTTTACGGCATGACAGAGAATGTTCTTCCTCTTGTATCAAACCAAGGGATCTACACTATTGGCGCAGGCGGTGATCTTGATATCCCCCGACCAAATAATATCATAGCAGTTGCTATCCGGGATATGAGCCAGCCACTTAATTCCCGCTTTGATTTCCCGATAAGAATTTATAATAATGAGGAATGGGCCGAAGTTACTTTAAAGGGAATGACGGCCCTTTGGCCTGCATACGGGGTTTATTTTGACTATCAATTCCCATATATTAACGCTTATACCAATCCTATTCCATCAAGCTCACAATACAGCTTGGTAATATATACATCTGGGATTCTTTCTAACCTGACACTGGATCAGGTTTTACAATTCCCACCCGGATACCGCACATTAATTGTTTCTAATTTATCAATTGAACTATCTGGTACATATCAGGTTGAGGTTCCGGCATCTGTTCAGTTGGCCGCAACAAAGTCACAAAAGCTTATTTCCAATAAGAACATTCAGATTAATGAGCTGGAAACCCCGCATCGCGGGTATTACAATATTTATACGGACAGGATGCAATGAAAATTGGCCTGTCTGGTCCTTCACGCTCCCAACAATCCCTACCTTGGAACGCAGAACGCTCCATTAATCTCTACCCTGTCATTGATGAAGAGGGGAAGGAAACAACGGCTCTGTATGGTACGCCGGGATGCATTCAGTTCACGTCCTTTGGTTCTGGTCCGGGAAGGGGTGGATTTACTGCTGCAAATGGGAGATGCTTTGGTGTCTCAGGCTCTCAAGTATATGAGATTATATCCGATGGCACTTGCACAGCAAGGGGTACGCTTGATCAGTCTCAAGGCTACCTTACGTTCGCTGAGAATGGCGTCCAATTTGCCGTGTGTGATGGATCTAGCCTCTATATTCTTAATTATGCTACAAATGTATTTCAAAAGGTTGTAACGCCAAGCCTGCCATCTGCTGGGACAGTGACTTTTGTAGGTGGATATTTTATCGTTAATGAATTGTCTTCTGGAAGGTTTAGGACCTCTGGTGTTTATGACGGCCTTTCATGGGACCCTTTAGATTTTGCGACAGCCGAAAGCTCACCTGATAACCTGTTAAGAGTTATTAACATATCTGGTCAGTTGTGGCTATACGGAGAAAGAACGACTGAAATATGGGGTCAGAACGGCTCCGCATTCTTCCCATTCTCCCGTGTTTCTGGTGCTGATATGGCAGTTGGAACAATTGGATCGTTTGCTGTTGAGGAAGTTGACAATACCGCAATTTGGATCGGAAGAGATAAGCAAGGGTCTGGAATTATTTACCGCGCTAATGGATTTACCCCACAGCGTATCTCTAATGAGGCCATTGAGCTTAGGATTCAATCAGCCCCCGCGCCTGCATTATTGAAATGCTTCTCTTATCAAGAGCAAGGCCATTCATTCTTTGTCATTACAGGTGGAGGAATGGAGACCGCTATTGTCTATGACATCACAACTCAACAATACCATGAGAGAGCATATCTTAATGAATTTGGAGTTTATGAGCTTCCCCTTGCAATCGATTGCATTTTTGCATTTGGCAAGCACCTTACTTTTGACCGTGATTCAAACAAGGTGTATGAGCAAAGCCTTAATTACTATTCGGACAATGGGGAAGAGCTAGTTAGGGACAGGATATTTACCCATCTTTCCGACGAGAATAAGAGATTCAAATATAATAACCTAACCATTGGTTTTGAGGCTGGAATAGGCAATCAGGTAGATCCCGGCAAGGACCCGCAAGCCACGCTATTCCTCTCTAATGATGGTGGAAAAACATGGTCTGGTGGCAGAAATGTATCAATAGGAATGGTCGGACAGTATATGGCACGCGCTATATGGAGAAGGCTTGGACAAGCAAGAATCAGAACATTCAGGGTTCGTGTCAGTGATCCTGTTCCTGTTAGGATAATCGGGGGGTACTTAAACACATGAGTACAACCATAAATTCAGCCCCTATTCAAGATAATGTTATTGATGAGTCCCGCAAGGCGACAAAGACATGGATTTTCTTCTTCAATGCGCTTTCTGATGGAGATAACGGGACTGATTGGACGCCTGTTTCATCCGGTATAACCGGAACGAATACATATACTGGAAAGTATTTTAAGAATTCTGGTTTTATAGATTTCTGGATTACTGTTGACCCAACTACCACAAGTTCGGCTACATTCGGCTCATCCTATTTTGAACTTCCCTTTGACGTAACGGTAGCATCTTCTTGTAGTGTGGTGTATGGTTCAACTGTAGCTCAAGGAATTGTAGACCCTTCCACAAACAGGTGTTTTCCGGCGTCATGGTCAACATCTGCTGTTGTGACGATCACTGGAAGGGTATTCACAAAATGAAGAATTTACTTCTTGCACATCTTGGAGATTGGGCCGTTGATAAGGAAATGCTTATCAAGGTTAAAGATTCTATTCCTGCCATTGGTGAATTTTATGCTGGTAAAGGTGTTGATGATCCAAAACTTGAGCCTTTAGCAACTGAGATATTACGGGAAGTCTACACATGTCCTATATTTTCAGATAACTTCTGTAAGCTAGTCAAAGATGAAATACAAAGCATGCGTTTCATTCCAAATGCGGATGAAGACGAATTAAGACAAATTCCAGAGATTATATTATCTGACCGCCTTCCTGAGTTTTATGAATCACTCAAAAACGTTGTTATGTCAGTTATCAATCCGATTATTTGGTCAATTTGGCAGAGAACAATAGATGATGTTCATGTTCAGGTCGCTAATTACAATCCTAAGGGCAAGGTTAAGGGTGCATGGCATCATGACCATAGCTCTGACATTACAATCGTAGTTCCGTTAAATACTGGCGAATATGATGGCGGCGGTACAGAGTTTTTCAACAGGGGGTCCGTGCATCCTCTCGATAACGGTCACGGGCTAATTTTCCCCGGATTTACGCATCTCCATAGAGGATTAGCGGTTGATTCTGGTGACAGGTATTTATTGGTATTTTGGTTAAAGGTGACAAATGAAGAATAAAGGATTGGCTTCTTTAGCTAAAAAAGGACGCAAGGGTGACGATCACGTTGCTCACTTACAAACAGGAGAGATGATTCTCCCGGCTCCGGTATTATCAGAAGATACAAAGCAGCGTCTTTATCAAGAGATGTTGGCGGCTGGAATCGACCCTGAAGAGTATACAGTCGGCGGTAATATGTCGATCAATCCTGAGACTGGACTTCCTGAATTTGGTATTGGTAAATCAATTTCAAAAGCCGTCAAGAAGGTTGGAAAAAGTTTGGGCATAGGTAAAGTTCTCAGTAACGGACTTGGTGTCGTTAATGCTTATAACAGCATTAAGAATGGCGATATTAAGGGGCTTCTGGCACAGGCCGCTCCACTTGCCTTGGGTCCGGCTGGTCTAGGATTAACAGGTTCCTCATTGTTGGCCGCTTCAGCTCTTTCGGGTGCTGGCCTTGGTGCATTATCGGGTGGAGGCGTTAAGGGAGCATTGGGAGGTGCTTTAACCGGAGCTGCTAATGGCGGTCTAGGATCTTATCTTGGAAGCGGAATTGCTGGTGCAACCGGACTCTCAGGAGTCATTTCAAAAGGATTAGGATCCGCGGCTGTAGGAGCTGCTGGGGGAGCCTTAGGTGGTGGAGATTTAAAGTCTTCCATTCTTTCGGGAGGCATTTCTGGACTTGGCTCACTCTACCAATCCGGCGGATTTAACAACCTCGGAAAATCCTTTAAAGAGGGCGGCTTATCTAATGTTCTATCACAATTTGGTTCCAATATATCTGGAACTGGTGATATACTTGCATCGACTTCCGGAACCGCGCCAAGTGCCGCAGGTGGAGGAACTTCAAGTTATTCAAAACCAGAAACGATTAATTGGGATCAGGGTGGATCTTCAGTAATTAACGCAGGAAATGGACTTAATTATAGTCCAACGGGAGATGGTTTTTATAACGAAGGCTTAAATTCTCTTGCTGGGAATAATTTAAATGTTTCTGAAACGGTAAATCCAACAAACTTATTCGATAAGATAGTAAACAAGTCAGGTGACGAAATGGGAAATAACCGGGGATTAAATTCTCTTTTAAGTGCAGGAATTGACACTTATTCCAATAATAAAGCCGCAAATGAGCTTCTGAAGTACCAGAAGCAAGGCATGGCGGCACTTCAGCCATATCTAAACCAGACATGGCGACCAACTGACCTAGAGAATGATCCGGGCTATCAATTCCAGCTTGCACAAGGAACCAAGGCTATTGATCGTGCCGCCGCAGCAAGAGGTAATTATTACTCGGGTGACGCTCTAAGGTCCGCTGGAGAATATGCGCAAGGTCTGGCTGATACCACGTCACAAAGCGCATACCAGCGTTGGTTACAGCAACAGCAGAACAATGTTAATAACGTTGTTACGCAATATGGCATGCTGGGTGATATCGGTAATACGAAAGCTACGAAAACTGTTAACAATGCTAATTCATGGACTGATGCTCTATCTAATTATTTGCAACCACAATCTACATTGGAAGAACTCTTAGCCAAGTATAGAGGACAAGCTTAATGGCTGGGTTTGATCCATCAATCCTTAATAACAAAAGGTCGCTTCTCGATTACGGGAGGCTTCAGCAGGACTTTATGCTTAAGAAGCAACTGGCCGCTCAAAAACTTCAAGAACAGGCCACTGGGCAAAATTTGCCTGCTGCGCTTCAACTTGCAAATGAGTATCAGAATAGATTGCGCGCTGGTGATTTAGAAGGTGCTAATATAATAGCGCAGTTTGCCAAAACAACGGACAAAGGATTACAGGTTAGTCCTGATGGAACTTACGCAGCTCTACCGGGATATGCTCCTGCAGTTGCTGGAATTGAGGGTGCTAAGGCAGGCGCGAAAGAACAGGCCCAAGCTGACGTTAAGTTGATTATGGATCCACAGATTGCGACTGGTACTCAGAATTCCAAAAACGCATCTGATCTGGCTTATGAACCTCAAATCAAAGAGGCTAATGATCTGGCTTCTGCGAGGGCAGAACAGCAAGCCGCCTTGAATAAAAAAGGCGTGAATGCAGTTAATACTACTGACTTAGCTGCTGAGGCCGAAAAAATACTTCCGCGTGCAACAAGCGGTGTAAGTGATCAAATAGGCAACTGGATAAATGCTAAACGCGGTGTATCGAGTGACCGTAGCCAAGCGGACAAGCAATTGAAAGTATTATCCGCAGCCCTGACTTCTAACGTTCCGCGCTTTGAGGGTCCTCAAGGTGTTATGGACGTTGAGATATATAAGCAAGCTGCGGCTGACGTCGGGAATACTGATGTTCCTTATGGTGATAGATTGGCTGCCTTGCAGACAGTTAAATCATTGCAATCTAAATATATTCCCAAGGGTCAACCGGGGCAGTCAAATGGAATTACAGTAACCGTAACCCCTGATGCAGCTCGTGCTGAATTAATCCGTAGAGGTGTCATTAAGCAATAATGGCCGATTTATCCAAACTATCTAATGAAGAACTTATGGCTGCGGCTGGTATTTCCCAACCTCAAGGGATGAACTTGCAGAATTTTGGTGGGTTTACTGACACGGTTGCACAACCTAGGCCAGTTATGGATGATTTAGGTATTGCTAATATAGGCGAGTCTGAAGTTAATCAACTCATGGGCGTCCCTAATGCTCCTGATTTAAGCCAATTGTCTAATGAAGAATTAATGGCACAGGCTGGAATACAACTAGAATCTGCTCCGCCTACCCAAACAGCGCAGTTGCAACAGGATTTTGAGGCTAAAAAAGGATTGTTTGGCCGCATAGGCGAAGCCTACGATAAAAGGAATACTGACTTACAGTCAGCGCAGAATGATTATATTTCTGGTAAAAGGGGCCTGCCTCGTACTACATTAAGAGTTGCTGGAGACATATCTAA